CTCCTCTTAGAATAGTTTGAGTTATTGAAGTATTACCTAAAGTAACTGTATTTGAACCTGCCCCTATTGCATTTGTTCCTATGACAATTTGATTAGTTTGGCTGTCGGCTAAAGGTCTAGTCTCGTTTCCTAAAAATACTGAACCGTTTAAAACTGTTGCAAATCCTCCACTAGAAATGAATCTTCCTGCATTTACACCATTTGCTGTGTTTTGACTTCCTGTTGTGTTATTTAATAATGTATTATAACCGTTTGCTGTGTTTTGACTTCCTGTTGTGTTTGATGTCAAAGCACTTACACCATTTGCTGTGTTAAGACTCCCTGTTGTGTTATTTAATAATGTATTTACACCGCTTGCAGTGTTATTACTGCCTGTTGTGTTATTTAATAATGTATTTACACCGCTTGCAGTGTTACTAAAACCTGTTGTATTGTATAATAAAGCACTTACACCATTTGCTGTGTTAAGGCTCCCTGTTGTATTGTATAATAAAGCACTTACACCATTTGCTGTGTTAAGACTTCCTGTTGTGTTTGATGTCAAAGCATTTGAACCGAGTGTCGTGTTAGTTGCAATATTACCACCACCTCTACCAATTCGAACACCATTAATTAATTTATCAACACCTCCTAATTCTTGAAGCGAAGTATTGTTTACTATCCCAGTTACTGATGCGCTAACTGCTACATTATCTGCTTTTAAATTTAAGGCGGTTTGTGTCGCTGTAGAAATTGGTTTGTTTAAATCCGTAGTGTTGTCAACGTTTTCAAGTCCTACCATAGCTTTAGTGATACCACCTCCTCCAACCAATATTAAAAGACCAACACTTACATCATATCCCTCTTGCGAATATTTGAAATGTGCAACCGTGTTGTTTTGCATCACGAAATCGCCGTCTTTCAAAAAGAATTTTACACTGCCCGTTCCTAAATTGTTTTTTAATGTGAAAGTTCCTCCCGTAAAATTACGGATGTAGTAATCTTTTCCCGAACGTAAATAAGGAGGTGGAATATTGAATCCTGATATAGAAGTTCCCGAAAGAAAAGTAATGTTAGCCGCGTAGGCTGGTATAGTGGCAAAGTCAACCGCGCCAGTTAAGCTTAAACTGGCTGTTGAACCCTCGGACTCTTTTACGAACCCCACTACTGGAGCAACAACTTCGACTATTGCAGCCCCTACCACATTTATAACGGCTAATACAATTGTGTTTGCATCGGCTGTTGGTATTGCGGCTGTTACAGCCCCCTCAACGCCTTGTTTTATTGCGAAAGTTCCATCGTTTTTCCCAACTAATAAATCATAGCGCGTATAAGTTGCCGTTGCCGCGTTTAATGTAGTCGAAAATGCTGGTGTGTCTAAAAAGTCAACTCCATTAATCCTCCATTGAAAGTCGTCGACAACTAAGGAAATGTTTAATACTGATAAAGTAAGAACTCCATATTTTAGTACTTCGTCTTTCGATAGTAAAGCGTCTATTTCTTCTTTTAAATAAACGATGGGAGTTGCCGAAAAAGAATTTGTCCGCACAAGCCCATATATCTCGTCAGTTGCATTTTGAACATCCACCGAATTAACCCAATTAAAACCGTTCCATTGCCATAGCTGAACTGGCGAATTATCTATGAAATCCAATTCCATATAAAAGTCTCCGTAATTAAATGAAGCTGGCGGTGTGGTTGTCGGGGTGTCAGTTCCTGTGAATAATTTTATTCCTCCGTTTGAAATTCCATTTATATCCGCTTTTAAAGAATTTAAAGCGTTTACAATTGAATCAGTTTCATCCGTTGTGAGCGTTGCTAGATTTCCAATTGTTTCGTTTGAAAAATCAACCAACAATTTCAAAATAGGATTTAAAACATTGGCTGTTATTTCATTGTTGCCATTAGCTATAATGAACGTGTTTATCTGATTGATGACGGAAGCGTATGTTGGTGCTGGCATTTTTAGTAATTATTAAAATCGTTATTGAAATCGTTATTGAAATCCCCACTTAGTACGAATGGTAAATTTAAAAATAAATTATCAAAATCTATTGAATTCCCTAAATAAATAAAAGGAAGTTCATCTTCTAAAGCGTCTGAAGTTGAACTTAGTTTTAAAATTGCGCCACCGTCCGAATTCTGCGGGTCGTAGGTGTAATTATCATTTGTCAATCCAAATTCAAAACCGTAAATTTCTACTGTTCCGTCTTTTAATTTTAATGCAGCGAAATAATCCGAATTATCTATTTGTTTTAAAAGGCATTTTATTTGTTGAGAAATTCCAACGATAGGAATGGTTACGGAATGTTTGTATTGAGGAATGTTATTTTGATTAGACTTTTCAAAACTTCCGAAAATTACATTTGAGTTTTGAGTTATTGAATAAGAAAAACCGCTTTTCCCTGTTGTCAAATTAAAAGCAATTCCGTAACGACAAGTGTAGTCGTTGTCAATATCAACCAATGGAGTTAAGATTTGTTTGTTTAAAATGTCATTTCGATTAATCAAAACAACTTCTTGAAAGTAATCTTTTACGCCACTTTCACATATACTTAAACCACTTCTTAATTTTTCGCAACTCATTATTTATTAATGTTTGAACTTTTAAAACCGTATCCTTTTGCTTTTGTTCTTCCGCAATCATCACAACCGCACCCACAAGTTGTTGGGCAGTTTGAGTAATAAAAAATTTCATTGTTAGAACAAAGAAAATTATTTATTTTTTTAAAAGTAATCAATCCCATATTTCGGTATTTGTCCGCAAACATTTCTAATTCTTTTAAACTTTTTGGAATTGAAAACTCATTAGTCTTTTGTACCAATCCGTTTGGCGTGTCCGAGAACCCATTTAAAACAATATATCTTGCATAAGAATAATATGCCATTAAAGTATATATTCCTTGAAATGGTCTTTCTTTTCCTTTACAATCGGTATAAAATCCACCGTTTAGAAGTTCTAATTTCTTTGCGTAATTTGTAGGGGTTGGCAAAAGTGGATTTAAAATTTTAGCTTCTACTTCTGTAATTATTTCTGTGATTTCAATCCAATAACCGCAAAACAATTCCGACAAATCAAAATTATTAGCTTCGTTTTCCGCGACAGCTAATTTTGATAAGTCGCAATGTTTCGCAACTATTCCTATTCCATTATATTGTTGTTGTGTTAGCATCTTTTGGAGTTTTATCGGGGCTTCCCAAAAGCGCATCAGCAACTGAATTGGAAAATCCGTAAATTTCTGTTAAAATCGTTATTGCACTGCCGTAATCTGTTAAGCTATTAGCAAAAGATTGTTGAATCGCTAGAATTCCCTGAACGCCACCAACTGAACCTCTTAAATTCGCTTGTGCCGTTTTAGTTTCATCTGAAACGTCTGCCGTTTGAACTTCGCCTGTGCTTATTGCTTTTGGCTCGTATGTGATATTTTCAATGATACAAGGAAACCCTAAATAAGTAATTGTTTGCTCTAATTTCGAACGCTCCTCTTCTGTTTGCTCGTCGTAAAATTTCTTTTGCTCTAAATAAGTTTCGGAATTCGCACCAAAGAGAGTGTCATCTGATTTTATTAATTGTTTTGGAGCGTTATTTGCCGCGCCAATAATATTATCCTTTAAATCCCTAACGGTTTCGGTAAACATTTTCTCGTCAAATTCGGCTTTCACTTGTCCAACCTTGAAAATTTTATCAATATCGTCTGTTGCGCCAACCGATAAATGGTAAACCCCGCCTATATTTTCCGAACCAAGCCATTTTTGAACGTCATCTTTTACCGTTTCTTCATCTTCTTCATCTAGTCCCGAGGTAACAACGTATGTTTTGCCTAAAAATCCCGTTCTAAATTGACGATTTACGTACATTCCTTTACGAAATTCGGTGTCCATATCGTTATAAACGCTATCAAATGGGCTTAATGCGTACTTGAATTCTGGAGTTAAATTAAGATAATGAACTTGCCCACGATAATAAGGTAGCATTACTGCCAAATCTTCTGTTGGAATTCCTTTTGCTAACTGGTAATCATTTTTGATTTGCGCAATAATTACATTTTCGTTTTTTGAAAAAGCATAAAACCATTTATCACCTTCTTTTTTTCCGAACATAGATTTTACTACCGAATAATCTTTATATACGAATTTACCCTCGTTACCCTCGTCGTCTTCTTTTGCTTGTCTTACTTTCACATAATCCAAAATATCAAGAACTGGTCTTAAAGTAAGTTCCTCGTCAATCTCATATCCAATGTGAAAGTAAACCCCGTTTTGTTTTGAAATATTATAAGAAGCTAATTTTATAATGTCGGTTAATTTGTAATTTTTAGTAGAGTTTACAATTTCATTATTTCCGATAACGCCTTTTCCAGCCACAAACTTAGCCATTAATTTTGAAGCTAAAGAAGCCGTCGGGCTGTTTAAAATTACCCTTTCAATCTCATTTGGATATAGATTATTTTCTCCATTCCAATATACGGCATCGTCTTTATTTTCGTCAACCGAAATAACACGAGAATAAAGTTCGATAAATTTTGCCCTTGCCTTAGAAAGTATTGGATTGATAGCCATCGATTAGTCTATTTCTTTGTTATTTTTTTTAACGACTGATTTTGTTTTTTGAACCTTTTCTGTTTTTTCTTTCGGTAAGTTAAAAAGTTCTT